CACACACCAATCGGTTTTGCTAAATGGTTAGTAAGTGTCGCTAATCGTTGCCATCAATGTTTTTAACCGGACAGGGTACAACTAGCGGATCACTCCTCCCTCTCAAAACGTGGTCCTTCATTCATGGCTAGTTAATCAATACGAGGAAATGGACACTCTACGATGTCCCTGTCCCCTCTTTTTTTAACCCATCGGTGGAGTCGGTGGAGTCGGTGGAGTCATTGGTGGAGTCTGGATCCCAGATGGTTATTGGTCTTACGGTACTTCTCCACCCACTCCACCGTTTTTATTCAAT